CTGTAAAAGCACCTGAGTTTATTCTTTACGATCCTTGCTTTTTTGATAAAGTTCCGATTGTAAAGAGAACTGAAACTACGTCAACGACAGCAACAACTACAATGAGTGGTTTTTGCTTCAACGGAAGTTTTGGTGTTCAATCTAATGCGATTACTGTTAAATACAGATACAAGACAAGCGGTGGCACTTATGGTAGTTATGTTGCAATTACGCCTACATGGAATAGTGACGGAAAGTTTACCGCTAGTGCAACAATTCCGAACTTGTCAATAAATGAAACATATACTATTGAGTTTGTTGTATCTGATAAACTAACTTCTTTCCCGGTAGAATCTGTTTTGGGGCAAGGTGTAGGCGATTTCCGAATTGCAAAAGACTATGTCTTTTCAAAGAACCATTTATATCTTGGAACTCCTGAAAATGTAGAGTTTAAGGCAGTTAAGGAAAGAAGGTTGTTATATGGAAAACATTACGAAGCAAACTTTGGTGTAGGTAATGCCGGGGGCGGTGGTTCTTGTGCTATTGAATTGTATGAGGAAGGCGTACAAGTGGCAAGATATGACTTGCACAAAAACGGCTTTTTGCATAACACACGCACCTTTATGTCGGTTGCGGAAATAATGTCCGTTGCACCTTCTACAGTTGCAGGCGGTCAGCAAGGTTATTTACTGTTAAATGGTGGCGATAGTGTCGCACCTGTTTTGATTCAATGGGGAAGGGTGACTGTAACACCTACAACAGCAAATGTATTATTCAAACAAAGCATAAACTTTAACTATCAGTTTTTGGGCTTGCCTTTTGTTAGTACGGAAAAGTCATCATCTGCACCAGATACCGTTTTTACAAATGCAGGTGATATTACAAACACAGGTTTTTCGATTTATTTGAAAAGACCTACTGCAACAGCTACTTCTATCATGTGGGTTGCAATCGGCAACGGCACAAATGCTTTGCCGGAATAGGGGGTGAGTAAGTGAGATATAATCTTGATGCAGATGGTTATATAAAAGCGGTGTCCTTTGGTTGCTACCTTGATAACTGCCAAGAATACAACGGCACAGTACCAGTAGGCTACAGTACTTTGGTTGAGTGGTCCGACAATGCTTTTATTCAGGCATATTACATCAATAAAGGCAATCTGACCTTGGATTCTGAAAGATTGACTAAGCTACAGCAAAAAGCAGAGCAGGAAGCAAAAGACAACACGCCTGTTTTACGAAAGGACCTGTACGGAAGCGAGGAAGTATTAGACAGCCAGTATTTAAGGCAGACCAAAACAGGGAAGGTAATTGTACTTGAAGATATTAAGACGGTTACGCCTAGAGTAAAAATAACAGGCATACAGCCGTATTATTACGACAAACTAGCCATTTACACGCAAGGAAAGAACATGATGCCGTGTGATGCAGTAAGCGGAGTAGTATCTGGCGTTACTTTTACGAAAAATGCCAGCGGTTCATTAACCGTAATCGGAATGGCAACAGATGATATTGAATACATCATATCAGACGGAAAAGACACGCCTATTTTCGCATTAAAGAAGGATCATAATTACTACTTGAATTTGGGTGATTTGCCTTGCGAGTTACGATATTTCAACGGTGAAACCACAGCACAGCAGTATGTAGGTCCTAGTGGACTGATTAACCTGCCACAAAACACAGAAGTAACACAGGTTATTATAAAAATTGCAAGCGGAACAATGGTAAATAAGACTTTCTATCCTCAATTAGAGTATGGAGAATCTTTTTCGTCTTACGAAAAGTACAAATGTAAATCACTTGAACTTGATATTGGCGAATTTACAGGTGAATTAGTACTACCCAGCGACACATTGTACGCAGAAGATACCTTATATCCCGGTATGAAGTATAAGACGATTGACTATATCCTCATTGAAAAGGGAGTAGTCACTATTTCTGTGGATGGATTGGCTCATACATTGGGGTATGGAAATATTGGCTTGTACAGTACTTACAACACCATTTATTCCACGAAAGATGTCACATTGGAAGTAGAATACAGTTCTAATATTATTGACGTTGATAGTCTTGCATTTCTACAGGGCAAGGCAACCACAACGAACAAGTTTAAGATTTTAGAAGATGGTTCTATAGAAGCCCACAACGGCTATTTTAGTGGCACAATTAACGGTGGCACAATAAATATCAATAACCGTTTTAAAGTGGATGCACAGGGCAATGTAACACTTCCTGACAATGCCACAATATCATGGGGGCAGGTGACAGGAACAGGCAATATTGCTACACATGGCTATGTAACAGGGCAGGGCTACCAAAATGCTTCACAGGTAACGCAGATTACCAAAAACACGGTTACTTCACAGTACATTGATGCAACCGTAGGTTTGAGTGCAAAATTTGCAGAAGTAAACAACCTTATATCGGATAAAGCAAGCATAACAGCCCTTAATTCACAGATAGCAAGAATAAACGCAATCGAAAGTACTTACATTACGGCACATTCCGTAGCTACTAATTATGCAACAATCGGTTCGCTTAATTCGGCAATAGCCCGGATTGGTTATCTTGAAGGCGATTATGTATCAACAGATGTTTTAGATTCACAGATTGCAAGAATTGATACTATCGAAGGTAATTACATTACGGCATCCGCAGTAGCTTCCACCTATGCAACGCATAGTTATGTAAAATCGAAAAGTGCTGAAATTGTAGAAGCAGAAATTGATAGCTTGCTAAATGGAAGTATGCAGGTGTACGGCTTCTTAGGTATTATCGGTAGCTTCGCATTTAAGAATAGAAATATTAAGTGGAGCGATCCGATTAACGGTGTCAGATACTTAATTGAGGATGATTAAGGGGGTGATTCTATGAATTTAGCACTTGTCAAGTTGCAAGAAGATTTAGTGAATGTAGTCAATACCTCACAGCTTCCAACAGAAGCGAAACGCCTTGTTGTGTTTGAAGTCTTAAAGAAACTGGAAACACAGGCAAGCAAGGAAGTAGCACAGGAACTTGAAGCGATAAGCAAAAAAGTCACAAGTAAAGAAACAGAAGAGGAGTAATGAAACATGGAAAAAACGTACAGCCGGATAAACTGGGAAAACTTCCCTAGTGTAGCAACTCCAATTAACGAAAGAAACCTTAATAAAGTGGATGAAGCACTCAATGAGGTTGATAACCGTGTGTTGGGCTTAGATACGGTAAAGTTGGATAAATCTACAGCTAACAAATTGGTTAAGAACGTAGACTTCAACGAAAAGACAGGTATTTTTACCATTACATTTCTTGATGAAACTACAAAGAACCTTGATACCAAGTTGGAAAAACTTGCAATCAATTTCAGATTCGACTATGAAACACAGAAATTGATTTTGACATTGGTAGACGGCACAGAACAGTCTATTGATTTGTCTGCTTTGCTTACACAGTATGAGTTTACTGTTAGTGATACGATTGCTTTAACGGTGGATAGTAGCGGAAAGGTTTCTGCTACTGTAAAGAACGGATCTATCACAGGTGATATGTTAGAGCCGAATTATTTAGCGGATATTAAGGTAGAAACAGCTAGTTCCCTTGCCAATAAACAGGCATCCGAAACGGCATCCAATCTGTCAAATGAATACGCCTTATTGTCAAAGTCCTATGCACATGGCGATAGTGGAGTCCGTGAAGGTGAGGATTCCGACAACGCAAAGTATTACTACAATCAGACCAAACAGATTTCACAGGGGCTTAACGGCATTGTGCCTATGGGTACAGTAACTTTTGCCACCTTGCCAACGGAAGATATTGTAAAAAATGCAATGTACAACGTAAGTGATGCGTTTACATCTGATGAAAGGTTTAATGATGGTGGCGGTATTTATTATGGTCCGGGAAACAACGTAATTTGGACTGCCGAGGGTAAATGGGATGTCACGGCATCTTCCAATGTCACAGGCATTAAGGGAGATGCAGAGGACACATACAGACAGGGCAATGTCAATATTACGGCTGAAAATATCGGTCTTGGAAATGTAGATAACACTTCTGATGCTGACAAGCCTATTAGTACTGCACAGCAGGAAGCATTTGATGGTATCAATACGGAGTTAAGATATCTAAGGGCTCCTTCTGTCGCAAACGGAATTGATGTAATTGATTATTTTGAAAACACAGCACCAAAAGGAGTTTCAGTACTTCATCTAACCAACCCAGTAAATGGTTATAATACTACACAATCTTGGTTTACTTTTTATAAAGCCAGCAATCAATTTGGTCGCATAGAGCAGAGAAACATCAATAGTGACCAAATTTTTGTCAAATGTATTAGCGGAGGCACTTGGTATAATTGGGATAGATATTCAAAAAATAGTGAAGTTGCTCCGATAGGTACACAATATCATAACGCACCTTTGGATAGCATTGCTTTGGATGGCACTACACTTAAAGAATTGTGTTCAATCGCCATTCCTAAAGGTACATATTTGCTTATAGGCAAGGTTGGATTTAGTGCTACCTTTACAGACGTTTATCTTGGTTATAGACTTGCTAATGGTTCAGAGGTATCAGTTGTCTATGAAACTAGTATATCTGAAAGGGCTGTAACTTTGATAAAGGCTATCACTCTTGCACAAGATGTAACTTTATATTTAAAGGCAAGGGGAACAGGCACAGTAACCATAGATAACCGTTTAAATTTCTTACAGGCAGTAAGATTAAAATAACTCAACAACTAAAGAGAAAGGATGAATCCAATGTACATTGACACCAATACCATTATTACAACTGCAAGTGTGATAACCGCACTTGTGGTTATTTTTTCGGCTGTATTTTCTATTTATCGCTGGTACTTAAAACAAAACCATCAGGACAAAGAAATTAAGTCCATGAAGGAAGAACAATGTGTTATATGTTACGGTCTTTTGGCTTGCCTTGACGGTCTTAAACAGCTTGGGGCAAATGGCAACGTGACTGATGCTTATAACAAGATGGAGAAACACATCAACAAACAGGCACATGAGTGCGACTAAGAAAGGAAGGTAGTAAAAATGACTATCAACATTGAAAACGCAATGGAACTTGTAACTTATTTGCTTATGGCAATCGGCATCACCGCATTTCTGGTAAGTGGCATCACACAGGCAATCAAAGAAATGCCTTTTCTGAAAAAGTTGCAGACTAATGTAGTGGCATTGGTTGTATCTATGATCCTTTGCCCGGTAGAGGTGATTGTATTATGCCAGTATTTTAGTGTAGTGATTACTTGGTACTATATCTTCGCTTCGTTTATCGCATCCTTTATTGTATATCTGGTAGCAACAGGCGGTTGGGAGAAGATTTCCGAAATGTGGAGCAGAACAAAATATGACAATGATAGAGGGCGATAATATCGCTCTCTATTTTGTTGAAAGGAGAAAGTACAATGATAAAAGGTATTGATGTATCATATCATCAGAAAGCCATTGATTGGGAGCAGGTAAAGAACAGCGGTATTGAGTTTGCTATTATTCGTGCCGGATATGGCAAAGATACCGTTGATAAGCAGTTTAAAGCCAATATAGAAGGCTGTATTAAGCATGGTATTGCAGTCGGCATATACTGGTTTATTTACGGTGTAAACGAAACAGAAGCATTGCAGAACGCAAACAAATGCCATTCTGTTATTGCACCATACAAAGATAAAATCACTATGAAGGTATGGTGCGACTTGGAGTACGACACCGACAAGAACGCAACGAAACGTGGTGTTACTCTGACAAAGCAGGTCCGCACAAATATGGTTGTTGCCTTTTGTGAGAGAATGAAGTACTACGGTTATGAAGTAGGTAACTATGCAAATCCTGATTACTTGCGTAACAAGTTTTACGACCTGCCACAGTACCCTTTATGGCTTGCAAAGTATTCTTCCAGCAAGGGTGATTATGATTGCTATATGTGGCAGTATTCAAGTAAAGGAAGTGTGCCGGGCATTGCAGGTAATGTTGACATGAATTATCTGTACGGTGATATTCCGGCAAAAGAAGAAGTAAAAGCAGAAAGCGAAGAATACAATATGCCAACTCTGACTCTTGGTTCAAAGGGGAAAGCTGTTAAAGTATGGCAGATTATCATAGGCGTAAAATCGGATGGTATTTTCGGAAAAGACACATTGAAAGCTACGAAAGATTGGCAGTCTAAACATGGTCTTACTGCTGATGGTATTGTAGGCAAGAAATCATGGAAAGCAGGTCTTGAATCGCTGTAAAGAGAAAGGGAAGGTGTTATGCCTTCCCTTTTTTTATTGAAAAATTTTCCATTTTATTATATAAATATAGTAAAACTACAAAGGAGAATAGAAGAATGATAAAAAGAATTTGTCTTATATTAATGATAATATTATGGTTACCTACTATGGATGTATGTGCGGAAGAAAATGCAACAGAAGGAAATCAAACTTTTGCGGAGTGCATAAGAGAGAAAAAAGGCATTGAAGAAGATATTAACCCTGCTGGTATGACATTTGGTGAGTATACAAGAGCAAAATTAGGCGAAGATGCTTTTAAGGAAGAACAAACAAACTCTACACCAACTACCACTACTACAGAAAACAAGGAAGATTTCCAGTTAGATTTATTAGAATTGCTAATAGTCTTTTCATTGAATTTTGCCGTAACAATATTATCTTATATGTTAATTCCTGCTATAATTAGGATCAAGAATCATTCGGCACTAGATAAAAAGAAAGCAACTAAAGTTGCATTAATCAATTCTATTGTTGTAGGTTTGGTATGGGCTGTAATAACAATAAGTGCTGGTGGAGAATGGAACGCAACGACATGTGTACTATATTACTTTGTTAATAGATTTGTGTTAAGTTATAAAAGAAAAGGGCAGGTATAGTACCTGCCCTTTTAAGTGTACATCATAGATGGTTTTGAAGCAATTTCTTAATCAAGTCCAGTAGTTCCATGTCGTTACACATCTTTATCAGTTCTGTAATGGTTTCTACATAAAACATTTTAACATCCGGCACTTCATCCATAACATCCCCCTTTGAATACGACCACCTGTTACAGATACATTTTATTCCAAATGTTGACAAATGTACAGATTTCCATTAACATTTTTTTGTAATGGATGTTGTAAATAAATGTCGATAATTCTATAAAAATTGTAGACGAAAGACAAATCCTGCGTTGAAATGTAAGTGGGATTTTGTAAGACAACAAGTAGGCGTTATCGAAACAGCTCCTACCTGTTGTCGTACAAAGGGAAAGCCTATCCCCTCAAGGTTATGTCAAGTGTAAACGGAAAGTTGTGATAACATAACTTGTGGGGATATGGTACGCCCATTTCCTCTGCTAAGGCTTTTGTAAGTCTGATAGGTTTAGGTCTTTCAAAGGTCATTCTTTCGATAATGGCACGCAAGTACTTGTTTTTAAGTTCCGGCGAAACAGTATCATCTTTCAGAGATTCAATAGCATTTTGGAAGCTGATTATTTTTTCTTCATAGTCTACAGGTTCAGGCATGGAATCATAAGCAGAGCATAAAGCATTTTTAGTATCTTCCTTTTCTTTTAATACTTTTTCATTCAGTTTATCGAAGATCTCTTTTGGCATCTGCTCGTCCGTGTATTTTTCCCATTGTCTTATTTCTTTTTCCTTCAATTCCTTTAATCGCTTTTCAAGGCTTGTAATTAGCTGTTTATGGCGTTCTTTTTCGTCAATGTCATTATTATCGAGTTTGATAGAAAAATCGTTTATACAGCCTTCTAGTGCGTTACAGACACGTTCTAATATATCATCATATAGTACAGAAGCATTTTGGCAATGTTTCATTTCAGAACATTCTAAACGTGGTCTGTTTTTGCCGTTTTGTGGGCGTAATTTCATAGCCCTTCCACACTTGGCACAATAGAAGATGCCAGCGAAGGGATTGTTGATAGACATATTCTTTCTGATAGGGATGTTTTTACCTCTTTTAGCTTGTGCAAGGTCAAATAGTTCTTGTGAGATAATAGCCGGGTGCATACCATCAAAGATTAGATAGTCGTTTACATTGTTTCTAGGTCTTGACTTCTTCACCTGCTGATTTTCAATAGTTTTAACAGTTTTTCTGTATTTCCATCTTACTTTTCCAATATAAACTTCGTTTGAAATAATATCTTTAATAGATGCTTTTTTCCATACTTCGCCCCTTTGTGGTTTGAAACTTAGTTCATTTAATTTATTGGCGATAGTATCAAAACCCATATCCTGATACACATATAAATCAAATATCATTCTAATAACATCAGCTTGGCTGTCAATGATTTCTAGTGTACTGCATTTTTCCTTATCTACTTTGTAATGAATCTTTCTATATCCGTATGGTGGGAAAGTGGCAATGAAGTTTCCCTTTTTGACTGCCGTTTCTTTTCCGTTACTCATTATCTTTTTGGCATACTCTAAATACTCATTGCCACGCTTTAACTCACGCTCGAAGTAATCCCGGTCCATATCATCACGCAGATCATAAGTTCTTAGCGGTGTGACTACTAAAGTATTAGTATATCGGAATATCTTTATTATTCTTCCGGCATCCTCTAAATCACCTCTTGAAAGTCGTTGCGGTTCTTTAACCAAAACAGCCTTTATTTTTGGACTTTCAATAGCTTTTAATATTCTCAACATTTCCGGGCGATCGTCAATAGTTTCCGAAGATGCTACTTCACGGAAAACCTGACTTTCAGGAACTCTACCACCTAAATATTTTTCTGCATACTCATTTAATTCTAATTCATGGTTTGCTAACACTTCATCAACTGTTAATGTCGGATCATCAGAACGTGATTTTCTCAAATACTCTAAACATTCTTCTGCTGATAGTGGCTCATATACTTTATACATATTCCCATCTCCTTAGTTGTCATATAAAATTCACACGTTACACATATATTTCACAATTCTATCTCATAATATAGAACGTAAGTTCCTATAAGGGGGTTTGCAAATGCACCAAGATTATATAGATGCTATTGTAAAGCTACTAAATCAATGTAATGATATTGAGTTGTTAGATTTGATTATCCAGTTACTTAGAAAAAGTTGAAATCAACTGTGTAAAGGCTTTTAGTCTCTCCACATCAAATCCATTTAAAGTTTCTACTAAAATCAGAAAATCTTCGTCTGCCCTCATTCTTGCTACAATGTCAGTTATGGCATTGTTTTTTTTCTGCATATTTCGTTCCATTGGAACATCATAGCCCATCATCCAAGGCTCGCTTACATCTAAATACTTACATATAGAATATAGTCTGGCGGTATCCATTTTTTGAGATTTCCCGGACAGGTATTGGCTTACTGCGGATTTAGGTATTTTTAGATCTCTAACTAAATCAACTGCTTTCTTATCTCTCAAATCAAGTGCTTTTTGCAGTCGGTCCTTTAATTCAGCTTTATCCATATAATCACTCCTTCCTATGTAATGTAACATCATTATAACACACAGATTGAACAAATAAAAGAAAAAGTTCAAGAAAATTGAAATTAGGCATTGACTTTCTCAAAATGCTATGCTAGTATAACAATAGTTCAAGCAAATTGAACGGAGAGAAAGGAAGGTGAAACGTAATGAAATTCGATTATAGCAAGTTAATCGGAAGAATCATTGAGAAATTCGGTTCAAGAAAAGCATTTGCAGAAGCCTGTGGCTTCTCTGAAAACACTATTTCAAAAAAACTTTCTGGGAAAATGGGAATCACAACTAACGATATTATTAATTGGAGTTCCCCGGAATTACTAGACATTGCCACTTCCGATATTCCCGAATATTTTTTTGCAATCAAAGTTCAAGCAAGTTGAACGGAAGGGGTAAAAGATGTGTAAGGAATTTAAAGATGAAGGGGCAACGGTAAGAGTATTCGGAAAAGTAAATGAAGAAGCGGTGAAGAAAGCAACCGCAACATTTCTGAAAGGAGTCGAAAATGAGAAAAAGAAAAGTGCGTAACATCATTTTGAAAACGGTTGCATACATTATGGGCTTCCTGTTTTTGTATAGCATCTGTGCTATGGACTCTGAAACGTATTTCTTTTACATCATGTCTATAGTGACTGGAACATGGCTTGCATTGTTCGGCTATGCAAACGGTGTGTTTGAGGAAGGAGCAGAATATGATACCTGATAACTACGATTTATGGGCTAGGCATGATGCAGAGCAGGAAGAAGCATTAAATAAACTTCCTAAATGTAAAATTTGCGGTGAGCCAATACAACAGGAAGATGCGGTTTGCATCTGCGGTAATTGGTATTGTGACGATTGCTTAGACGATTGCAGAAAGGCGGTAGAAGATATTGTCCAATAAACACATGCCACACGATTTAGCACAGATGCAAAGTCTTCCATTGAAGGCAAAAATCATAATGACACAGCAGAGAATCCGGCAATGGCATGAATATTGGGATGGCGAAGTATATGTCAGCTTTTCCGGGGGCAAGGATTCCACGGTACTGAAGCACATTGTTGATGGGATGTATTCGGATGTTCCTGCATTGTTCGTAAATACCGGGCTTGAATATCCTGAAATTCAGGCATTTGTCCGGGAGATAAAAGCCGGCAAATATGATTGCTTCAATTCGGATGTTGAGATTGTCAGACCTGAAATGCGGTTTGATGAAGTGATAAAAAAATATGGTTATCCGGTAATAAGTAAAGAAGTTTCCCAACAGTTGCACGAAGTAAGTCAGTCTGCAAAACTTCACAACATACCCAAACGTGAAACAAATCCTTGGAAACGTAAATTTTCTGACACAGGAAAGTATGTTTCAAACAAATCAATGTTTAGTATGAAAAAATGGGATTTTATGAATGATGCACCGTTTTTGGCTTCACACATGTGTTGTAAGGTGATGAAAAAGAAACCTGCATACACATTTGAAAAGCAAACAAATAGAAAACCTTTTGTTGGAACATTGGCTGATGAAAGCAGGTTGAGAAGAACTGAATGGATAAAAAATGGATGTAATGCATTTGAAAACAAAAGACCACGTTCTGCACCTTTATCATTTTGGACTGAGCAAGATATTCTTCACTACATAAAAGAATACAATGTGCCTTATTGCCCTGTATATGGTGACATTGTAATTGATGAAAAGGTGGATGGCGAAAATGTTCTTGAAGGGCAAATGAACATGATTGATTATCTTGGATGCCACACACAGGAAGATAAATTAAAAACTACAGGCTGTGACAGAACCGGGTGCGTTTACTGTGCTTTTGGATGTCACCTTGACCGGACACCAAACAGATTCCAAAGGCTGAAAGAAACACATCCCCGGCAATATGAATATTGTATTGGTGGCGGTGAGTACAACGAAGAAGGTAAGTGGCAACCATCCAAGGAAGGTTTGGGGCTTGGTAAAGTCCTTGAATACATAGGTGTTGATTATGAATAAAAAGGAGAATAGATATGGTAGAAATTACAGTTGCAAGATTGGAAAAATTCATTGAAGCAGAAGTAAGGCTTGAAATTATCAAAAAGACTTTAGAGCAGGGAGAGTATATTACTCAAATAGATCTTAAACGGATTTTAGGAATGGAGCAGGAAGGAGAGCCGGAAAATGAATAATCTTGAATTATACGAAAAGATACGCAAAGTGCCGGAAGAAGCCAAGAAAACTATCGGGGCTGGCAGATTAAAGGGCATGACAGATATTAACCCTATGTGGCGAATCAAAGCACTTACAGAGCAGTTCGGTGTATGTGGTATTGGTTGGTATTACGAATGTACAAAACAATGGATTGAAGAAGTAGAAAACGAAAGAGTTGCTTGCGTAAATATCAATCTGTATATCAAGGTAGACGGAGAATGGAGCAAGCCTATATTCGGTACAGGCGGTAGTAAGTTGTCAACTGTTGAAAGAAGCGGTGTTTATGTATCGGATGAATGTTACAAGATGGCTACAACGGATGCAATATCGGTAGCTTGTAAGAGTTTAGGCATGGGGGCAGACGTTTATTGGGGTGCTGATAGAACCAAGTATTCACCTGCTACACAGGAAGAAATGGAAGATACGAAAAAGACCGAAGAAATCGGCAATATGAAGATTTCTAAAATAAAAGCAGATGCACTCCGTATGAAGTGTGCGGATGAAGGTGTAGACGAAGCAAAGATATTGTCACTTTATAAGGTATCTGATTTTTCTGAACTAACTGAAAAGAAGTTCCGTAACATACATGATAACTGGCAGAAGATAAAGGAAATGTAGTATGGATTGTACCGGGAAACTAATATCTGTCAATCGTGACTGGCAGAGCAACAAACTTAATATCACTCTTCAAATAGAGGAACAGCCCACAGATGACATTAACTATATATCTTCATGTGAGAAGCTGAACATAAGCATTAAGCGATTTACAAAAAAGCGGTCCTTAGATGCAAATGCTTATTGCTGGGTGCTATGCACAAAAATAGCGAATCATCCAGACATAAGAAGTAGTAAAGAAGAAGTGTACGAAGAAATGCTACAGAAATACGGTGTTCTCTATCAAGATGAAGATGGCTATATCACAGTTACGGTTAAGTCAAGTGTAGATATGTCAAAGATAGAAGGTCATTGGAAGCATTACAAGGGAAACGGTCAATTTGACTCTTACATAATGATTAAAGGTACAAGCCAGTATGATACTTCTGAAATGGCACGGTTTATTGACATGATAATACATGAAGCCAAGGAATTAGGCATAGAAACACTTCCACCGTATGAACTGGAACGAATGTTGAGCCAATGGGGGAAAACAAATGAAAAAGTTGTTTAGTGTATTCACGGATGACATGGATCATTGTATGTTTACTGGCACAGCACCAGTAGAAAGGCATCATGTATTCGGTGGTAGCAACAGAAAACGTAGTGAGAAATACGGCTTTATTGCCCCATTAAGACCTGATTTACATCCTAATGGAGTATTTGCAGGACCGCAAGCAAAAGATGTCGATTTAGACCTAAAAACGAAGGCACAGACCTATTATGAAGAACACTATGGAACTAGAGAAGATTTTATAAAAGAATTTGGAAAAAGCTATTTATAGAAAAGGAGATTAAAAGAATGAACAAAGTACAAGCTATTGGAAGATTATGTGATGATCCAAATGTTAGATACACGCAGGGCGAAAATCCTATGTGCATTGCCCGGTACATACTGGCGGTAAACAGAAGATTCAAAAGAGAAGGTGAGCCGGATGCGGACTTTCTGCCTTGCGTAGCTTTTGGAAAGGCTGGGGATTTTGTAGAAAAGTATTTCCACAAAGGAATGAAGGTAGCAGTTGTCGGAAGGATTCAGACAGGAAGTTACACAAACAAAGACGGTCAGAAGGTATATACAACCGATATTGTGGTTGAAGAACAGGAGTTTTGCGAAAGTAAAGGAAACGGACAAGCACCTGCAACAAATGGTGATGGTTTTATGAATATTCCTGAAGGTTTAGAAGATGAATTACCCTTTAATTAAGGCGGTGTAGTAAATGGCTTGGCGAAAATCTAACAAATACGGAAGTAAAAAAGTTGAGATTAACGGAATAGTCTTTGATTCCAAGAAAGAAGCCAAAAGGTATAGCGAATTGCTTCTGCTTGAAAAAGCAGGAGCGATTCAAAACCTGCAAAGGCAAGTGAAATATGTGTTGATTCCATCACAAAGAGAGCCGGACACAATAGGCAAAAAGGGTGGCATCCACCGGGGAAAGACTATTGAAAAAGAATGTTCTTATTATGCCGATTTTGTGTATCAGGAAGCCGGGGAAACGGTTGTAGAAGATACAAAAGGCATGAGGACCACAGATTACATAATCAAACGGAAATTAATGTTATATGTACATGGTATCAGAGTCAAAGAGATATAGAAAGCAGGTGAATGTTAATGAAATCCGTAGACCATAAACCGACACAGAATGAAAGAATCATATCATACATAAACACTTTCGGTAGCATTACACAAATTGAAGCATTACAAGATTTGGGCGTGATGCGACTCGCATCCAGAATATCAGACCTGCGAAGGCTTGGTTATCCCATTATCAGCGACATTGAAACAGTAAGAAACAGGTACGGTGAGAAGTGCCACATTAAAAGATACAGATTTGACGTATAGAAAGGCGGTATTTATGAGTAAAGAGGTTACAAGAGTTATTACAGCAGAGATTACAGTTATTAATACATTTGAGGATTTGTCGAATTGCTTGACAAAGGAAGAAGCAAAGGAAAAGGTTGTCACATCTATCAAAAGAAGCCTGGGGGCGGATAGTGTAGTAGTAACCAATGTGCAGGATTTTATCAGAGATAAGGGCGGTGCTAATGATGGCAGATGTGAAGTGGATCAAAATAACAACTGATGTGTTTGATGATGAAAAGATTTTATTAATTGAAAGTCTGCCGGAAGCTGATTCTATTATTGTTATATGGTTCAAACTTTTATGCCTTGCAGGGAAACAGAATAATAGCGGTGTGTTCCTGATGGGTGACAAAATAGCATATACGGACAAGATGCTTGCTACCATATTCAGAAGAAAGGAATCAACGGTGCAACTTGCATTACAGACCTTTGAACAATTCGGCATGATTGAATTGATTGACGGTGTTATAACCATTCCGAATTGGGGGAAGCATCAAAACTTGGACCAGATGGAAAATCGCAAGGAATTTATGCGAAATTACATGAGAGAATACCGGGCAAAACAAAAGGCTTTAACAAGTAAACCAAACTGTAAACCTAACAGTAAACCTAATGTTAGACAGGCAGATAAGATAAGAGAAGATAAGATAAGAGAAGAAGATAATAATATATCTGATTCTGACGAATCATTCCCTAAAAAACCTGTTAAGCATAAATACGGTGAATACAATAACGTGCTTCTTACTGATGAAGAATTGGATAAATTAAAGGCAGAATATTCTGATTATGAAGCAAGGATTGAAAATCTATCATCCTATGTAGCTTCTACCGGGAAGAGTTATAAAAGCCATTATGCTACTATCAGAAATTGGGCTAGGAAGGACCAGCAAAAACCAGTTAGGAAAGAGGTAGTTCCTTCATGGATGAAAAAGAAACCAAGTTTCAATGATTTTAAGCAGAACGATTACGATTTTGACTCTCTGGAAAATGAATTGCTTGCGAATGGTGAAGATTTCACCGCAGAAGCAGAAGCACTTAAAAGAGAGTTACAAGAAAAGTATGGGAAGGAGAATGTATAAATGAGGTCGCAGGACTATTTAAGACAGATAGCAAAAATTGATAAGCTGATTGAAAACAAGCTGATTGAAAAAGAGCAATGGAAGGCTATCGCTACAGGCACAACAGCCAGTTCAGAAGGCGAAAGAGTACAGGCATCCGGCAGTCAACAGAAGATGGCAGATGCCGTATGCAAATACATAGAGATAGAAGAAGAGATTAACCAATGTATAGACAAGTTTGTGAGTGTAAAGCAGGATGTGATCCGCACAATCGAACAGCTTCCACCTGTTGAATACGACATACTTCATAAAGTCTATATCCAGTACAAACAGCTTTATGAAGTGGCTGATATTTACCGTAAGTCATATACATGGGCGAAAAGTACTCACGGCAGGGCGTTGAAATCGGTTCAGAAGATACTTGATGAAAGGGGGCAGAAGAATGGAAAACCTGTATCAGACAAATAAGGACTTCAAAGACTATGTAGACAGCTATATGCGAAATAAGGATGTATCTCTGGAAGAGGTACTTTCCTACAAACAAACACAGCTTGTTGGGGAAATGTACCGGGAGAAGGCAGAGGAACAAAAAAATATCAAATAGAAACTGATTTGAGCAGATAGGAGAGTGAGAGGATGAAAATACAGACTTTCAAGGTAAAACAGTACAACTCCACATATAAGCATATTTTAATGATTGACGGAAAACCTATTTTGATTACGCAGAGTGCGAATAGATTAAGTCAATGCATTGCATATTTGTCAGACAAGCGTGTTGAAATCAAAGACGGAACTATTAAAAAGATTTTGGATTCGATTAGCAAAGGAGAATGAGCATGACGGAGAATGTAATACAAGAAATGTTAAAAGATATTCAAGACGGCTATATTGACGCATGGGATAATTTGGCTATTGAAGAACTGTTCAAGGAAATAGACAAAGAGCATAAAGAAATCCAACAGTACAGAGCAATCGGAACGGTGGAGCAGTTGAAAACAATGTTTGATGGATTTTGGAAGTTAAAGGACTTATGCGAAGAATACGAAAAATATGGTTTACCCGAAGATTATTGGAAACTGAATGAAATGTGCAAAGAGTATTCAGCAATCGGCACTATTGAAGAATTTAAGGCTTTGAAAGAAAAGAATGAGCCGAAGAAGATTATCAAATTTGAAGGTGGTAATAAGTGTCCTGTTTGCGGACATTGGATTGGTTTCAGATATAACCATTGTGATGTTTGCGGACAGAAACTTGATTGGAGCTAATAGAAGGGAGCATATATGAGCAGATTGATTGATGCGGATGCTTTGGATAAGGTTATATTTGAAATTGGATGTCATAAAACCAAAATGCATCCTATGGATGTTATGGACATTATCAAGGAACAGCCCACAGCCTATGATGTGGAAAAAGTTGTGGCAGAGTTGGAAACATTTGCAAATCTTTCAGAAGATAGATGGGTAAATGGCACAAGCAATTATGCGTATCAAGAGCATAAATGTTGGGTTAAAGCAATCGACATAGTAAAAAGGGGTGGTGCAACATGAAAGAATTTATAGAAAAGCTGATTGGTAGGTTGGAAGAAAACGGACAGAAAATGTGTGAAGCAAAGTCAAGTGTTCCGTTTGGAAAACATAGTCCGGCAAATCATAGATATTATAAAGCTATCAGCGTAAAGAAGGCAATTTTTATTATCAACCAACTTGCAGAGGAATATAAGCAGGATATTGAAACCATTGATGTATCGGAGTTATTCGGAAAAAACGAACAAGTGAATAATGGTTGGATTCCAGTATCGGAGAGGTTGCCGGAAGGAAAAGAATCACACAAGGTTTTGGTTACAGATAAAGATGGAATTATGGCAGTATGCTATTTCCTTGAAGTAACAAAGATATTTAAGGTTTGTTGGGATGGAGAGGAATTTCAAGGTGTTCTTGCATGGCAACCACTTCCTGCACCTTATCAGCCGAAAGGAGAGTAGGGATGGACAAAACAACACCTATGAAATTAAAACCGCTCGCAAATGTTACTTGCAAGTTAGGTACGAAAGGATGCTTTGAAGATGGAAGATGCCATGCACTTGGGAACTGTGAGAATAAGATAGTTACCAACGCAGACCGCATCCGGGCAATGAGTGATGAAGAGTTGGCAGAGTTTCTTTACGGATTAGACCATTACTGGGATGATGGACAATGCATTTTAAGAATCAATGACAACCATTTGAATGATTACAAGGATGATATTTTAGCTTGGCTACAATACGAAGCAGAATAGCAGAAAGGAGCAATATGGCAAACAAAGTATTAGTAAACCAATACAAAGAAATGTACAAGCAAATCCAACAGATTACACCTAATATATATTCGGCTATTGTTATTGCACTTCACAGAAACGGCTTTTCGTTTGATGAAATTGAAAACATCATAGCGGACTCACAAGCTATCTGGTACGAGTGCGTAGAACGTGACACGAATATGCCGGAAATGTGTAAGGAAGAAACAGGGATTGACGTATTAAGAGCAGTTAATGAGAAAGGGTAAAAGATGACAAATAAGAAAGATTGCTGGTATGGTCTGATTACGGCTATCATCCAACAGGCAGTAGATGATTACATAAAGGCGTATAAGGAAAACACAAGTATACATAAACAGCTTGCTGATCCGAATATCGGAGTATACAGAAGAGAAACCTTACGGATGCAACGTGCGGTGAATATCAGTACAATGGAAAGCATAGAACGATTCTTTTTATCAGAATGGTATGAGGGGCTGTGTAATGTGGATGGTAAAAGAATGATTGCTCTTACTAGGCAGAAGGCAAAAGAGAAGAACAGTAAACAGATTGTAATAAGAGCCGGGATTTAAACTCCCCGGCTCTCTCTTTCTATTTCTGCTCTTATTAGTTGTTTGATAGTGCCTTGCTTATTATCTACATTTTCCAGATATGCTATGATGTCGGCATCTGTCTTAATATTAAGTTTCAAGCTGACTTTGATTGTGTTTGCGGTGTCGTACTTCTTTGTATACTTGTAATTATTATCTGCCATAGTTACTCCTTTATATTGGTTTGAAGAATACCTTGCTACCACGTTTATATACTTTACCTTCTGTTCGTTCTATCGTGTGTTCGTCTATTTCTTTATTGCGAAAAACAAAATAGCTTTTCTTGTCGTGGTGTTGCTTATCATCCTCTTTGAGTCTTTTCTGTTCTAAGTAAATCTCTACTAGGGAATCACTTTCAAATTCTTCTCCTAGTTCGTCACTACATAACGTGTATTTTTTAATTATCCATTTACCCATGCCGTGAACTCCTTTCTTGTTTAGTAGCCTAACCAGTCGTATAATTGTTCCGGGCTGATATAAGTCATGTCTAAGATGTCTGTGTGTAAGATCCCATTGATTGTGTATGAATCCTCTGCCATTACCTTATTGCCGATTACTTCAAAATTGATGCCATGCTTTGCAAGTATTCTTGTAAGTTCTGTGATTGTCATTGTAATTCCCCTTTGTTTGTATTCCCCGTATAGCTGATAGGACAGCTTTAGAACAGTAGTTTTATTGCCTATTGAAAATATTCCTTGTCAATTTCTCCGACTTCTTTTTCTCCATCATAGATATAAAAATCTCTTGCATCAAACTGGTAATATGGAAACAAACTCTTTTTTCCTGCAAGATATTTGTCGCCGTCTCTGTCAATATAAAACTCTGTAACTTCATTATCAATCGGACTAATGATTTTATCTCCGTGTTTTAATTCTTCAAATGATTTAATTTTTGTCTTTCCCATTTTTTCTACCTCCATAAAATACACGATTTATAAGTTTCTCCACCGTATAGCCGATAGGTCAGCTTTTATATTATTCGTAATAGCCATCCATGTAGTAATGATGCTGATTTGTTTCTTCATTGATTTTTTCTATGGCTTTTTGCATTTCCAATCTTGTTATGTCAAACAAATAACCATAAACACTATTATCATCATTAAAAATTGTAAATACTCTCTGTTTTCTCATATCCCTTACCTATCCTTTCTTGTGATCGCTACTAAGTAGCACCTATCTGTTAATATAAATATACACCCTAGGTAGCACCTATGTCAAGCACAAATTTAAAAATATTTCAAAAAAATGTCCGAAAGTGACTAAAATAGTCCATGAAAGTACCAAAATAGCACTAGAAATACTATGTATATGCTGATATAATATAGTTAGAGTAGTATGTAAATATCCCATATAATATTCTCCTAATAAATTCAAACGTATACCTTAAAGTAGTAAGAAGCCTTTAATTTAACGATTAAGGGCTTTTTGCTATTTAGGGGAATAAAATAACAATGCTGTATAAAAGGATGTGATATAGATGCTTACAGCAAAGCAGGAAAAGTTTGTACGGAACTTAATACAGGGAATGAGCCAGAGAGAAGCATACAAGAACAGTTATAATGCAGAAAATATGTCAGATAAGGTTATAGACAATGAAGCATCTAAGCTATTCAATAGCCATGAGATTTCAATGAGGTACAAGGAATTGCAAGATAGCCTTGATAAACACACTATAATGACAGCACAAGAGCGATTAGAGTACCTTACAGGTATTATTAAGGATATACAGAAGGAACAGGGCGAAGTTCCGGCAGACCTAAATACAAAGATAAGAGCCATTGACATAATGAACAAGATGCAGGGCGAATATGTAACGAAGGTAGAAGCAGACGTAAACACAGAAGTCACAATTAACATTGAATTAAGTGAGGAATAATGAATGTAAATATTAAGATTTCAAAGAAAGTATTCAATGATGTGTACCTGCCTTTCCTAGATAACACAGATAGATATTTAGTATTCTATGGCGGTGGATCTTCCGGGAAGAGCTACTTCATTGCACAGAGGTACATATATAAGCTGATACATCCTACAAGATGCAATTTGCTTGTTGTACGTCAGACAGGTGACACAAACAGACGAAGTACATTCCCATTGCTAAAGCAGGTTATAAGCAACTGGAACTTGGCAAAGCATTTCAAGGTAAATGAATCTGATATGCGTATTAAATGCCTTTTAACAGGGAATGAAGTAGCATTTGCCGGACTGGATGACGTAGAAAAGATTAAGTCTATCACATTTGAGAATGGTGAGTTGACTGATATATGGGTAGAGGAAGCCACAGAAACGCAGGAAGCTGATATAAACCAGCTTAAAGTACGTTTAAGAGGTGGTAAGAGCAAGAAGCAAATAGTATTATCATTTAACCCTATCAATATTCAGCATTGGATAAAAGGGCATTTTATTGACAGTAAACTTGCAACCGTATGTTTCAGTACATACAAAGATAACAAGTTTCTTACAGATGATGATAGAAAAGCACTTGAGCAGTTAAAGGATATAGACGAGTATACATACAATGTTTACTGTTTAGGGCATTGGGGTATTCTTGGCAAGACTGTATTTGATGCTAGGGCATTGCAAAACCGTTTAGAGGTAGCACCAAAGCCATTAAAGGTAGGTTACTTCCTATATGACTATGACGGACTACAGATAACCAATATACGTTGGATAAATGACAGAAACGGATATATCAATATCTATCAGTTACCAAACACGCCAGCAGTAACAAAGTATTGCATAGGCGGTGATACAGCCGGAGAAGGTAGCGACTCATTTACAGGTCATGTATTGGATGCAAGGACCGGGGAGCAGGTAGCAGTATTAAAGCATCAGTTTGATGCGGACCAGTACACAAAGCAAATGTACTGTTTAGGCAAGTACTACAAAGATGCTTTAATAGGCATAGAAGCAAACTTTGATAGCTTCCCTATAATGGAGTTGCAGAGGATAGGTTATACCAACCAATACACAAGGGAACAGCAGGACACATATACAGGCAAGACAGAGAAGCGGTTTGGCTTCAAAACTACCAGCCTGACACGACCTACAATCATTTCACGACTGATAGAGATAGTTCGAGAACATTGCAACCTTATTAACGATAAGGACACAATGGAAGAACTGTTGACGATAATCAGGAACGAAAAAGGGCGTATAGAAGCACCAGAAGGCGGACATGACGATCAGATGATGGGATTGGCTATCGCACATCATGTCAGAGAGCAGGTAGTCTTTACAGAAGAAGCCGTATATGTGAAACCACAGTATCATTTCAGCATAGAACAGAAGCAGGAAACTGTATTTGACTATGGCGAAGAGATGGTAGTTATCTAAGAAGGGAGTAAACATGGATATATTAGCAATAGCAGTAGTAGGCACACTCAATGTAGTGTGCTTTTTTGTTGGTGCAAAGGTAGGACAGGCAGTAGCAAAGGGAAAAGAGATTGAAACACCAAAGATTCCTAGTCCTGTGACCGTGTATAAGGCTCATAGAGAGACGAAAGAAGCAGAAGCAGAGAAGAATAGGCTTGATGTAATTTTACGCAATATAGAGCGATATGACGGCACAGAAAAAGGGCAGGAAGATGTACCAAGGGGGTGATAAGAGTTGTACGGTATGAATATTGAAGAGATTCAAGAGACAAAGATTTGGTGCTTGTATGAGAAGGGCAGAAACTACCACAGGATGACAAACATTTATACAGATACGGACAGAAACCACCGAATGTATAATGGCGATCAATGGGGCGGTGCAAAGCTGGGTGATGTAGAGCCAGTACAGAAGAACTTCATTAAGCCCATTGTTAAATACAAGGTGTCAGTTATCCACGATAACCTGTATGCAATCAATTATTCTTCACAGAACTTTGAGAACAGCGAGTTCCACAAGGAAGCAGAAAGATATTGCGAAATGCTTAACAGATATGCTTCCAGAGTGTGGGAAAAAGACAAGATGGACTTCAAAGGGCGTAAGATTACGAAGCATAGTGCAATCAATGATGAAGGTATCATCTATGTAGACTATGACAAAGAACAGCAGATGCCTGTAAATGAAATCATTAAAAAGAATGATATTTACTATGGCAACGAGAATGATGACGATATTCAGTCACAGCCGTATATCTTGATTCGCAAAAGAATGCCTGTATCAAATGCCATTGAATTTGCACTTGCACAGGGCATGAGTGAAGAAAAGACAGCCTTTATTATTGGTGACAATGATAACTTTGAGGAAAGCGGAGAAGCATCCAAACTTGAAGTAGATAACATGGTAACACTTGTCTATAAGATGTACAAGAAGAATGGTACGGTGCATTTTTCCATTGCCACACGTTGGATAGACATTGTAGAGGATGCAGACACAGGCTTGAAGCTGTACCCGGTAGCACATTTTAATTGGGAAGAGAAAGAAGGAAGTGCAAGAGGTGAAGGTGAGGTTCGTTATCTCATTCCTAACCAGATTGAAGTCAATCGAACAGAGGTTAGAAGAGTATTAACCGTTAAGTATCAGGCATATCCGCAGAAGGTAGCAGATACAAGCAAGATTGCAAATCCTAGTGCATTAAATACAGTCGGTGGAGTGATTAAGACTAACGGACAGCCAGTAGATGACGTACACAAGATTGTAGGTACATTACAGCCAGCACAGATGTCACCAGACGTTAAACAGTTGCAGGAAGATTTGATTCAGGTAACAAGAGATTTAGCAGGTGCAGGTGATATTGCAACAGGACAGGTAAACCCGGAGAGTGCATCCGGCAGGGCAATTTTGGCAGTTCAACAGGCTTCACAGTCACCTATGACAGAGCAAAGAGAAAGCTACAAGAACTTCATTGAGGATATCGCTAGGATATGGCTTGAATACTTGGTTGTATACTCTGTAGATGGTCTTAACCTTGAAGAAGAGTCAACAGATCCGGCAACAGGTGAAAAACTCATTCAGGTAGTAAATGTACCGCAGACAGTATTGGAGCAGTTACAGGCTACTGTAAAGATTGATGTAACACCAAAGGGAGTGTATGACAGATTCGCACAGGAACAGACGATTGAAAACCTTCTCTTAAATGGCTTCTTTAATGCTCAAAGAGTGAGTGAATTAGAAACCTATGCAGAAGTGTTAGATGATGATAGTGTAGCCCCTAAGATGAAGATTAAGGAAGCTATAGAGCATATTCGTAAAGAACAGAAGAAGATTGCTATGATTCAGGCACAGGCACAGGCAATGCAACAGAGAGCGAGCCAGTTCCTGATGGAAGATCCCGAAGCACAGGCAAGCCAGATGGCAGAAGCTATGATGATGCAGGAAGCAGAAATGCCAGTAACGGAAATGCCAGCAGAAGGCATGGAAGAAACTATGGTAGAAAACGTAGATGATAACTAGAAAGGAAAAATACAATGGAGAGAAAAAGAAGAAGTTTAACAACACCGAAAGCAACAGGAATGAAAACAGCTACACCGAGAGCAATGAACAAAGTGGCAAAACCTAGAGTTGCAAAGGCTGATGAGCCTAAAATGGCAATGAACAAGGTAGCAAAGCCTAGAGTAGCGAAACAGCCACAGGCAATGAACAAGGTAGCAAAGCCTAGAAAAAAGACATACTAAGCAAGAAAAAGCAACTTGTCAGAATTTCCGATAAGTTGCTTTTTTATATGCTCCAAGCATTGAAGAGGGTAAAAGCACATGGAAACGGTGAAGCAAACACCAATCAAAAAATGGGAAGGAGTTCTTATGAACGAAAATGAAAACCTTGAGTTGGTAAACTCTGAAAACGTGGAAGAAACCACAGAACAAATGAACGGTGGGGAAGCGGTGGAAGAACCACAGAAGCTATACACAGAAGAAGATTTCAACAAGAAATTGGATGAAGTGTTAGGAAAGAAGATTGCCCGGAACACAGCAAAGATACGCAAAGAGTACGAAAAGAAGTACGGTGAGTTAGAAAGTGTATTGAAGGCTGGTACAGGCAAAGAAGATGTAGCGGATATGACAGACACCTTTAGAAAGTTTTACGAAGGTAAAGGTATTCAGATTCCGAAAACGCCTGATTATTCTGCAAGAGATATTGAAGTCTTGGCAAAAGCGGAAGCAAACGACATTATCAAATCCGGCTTAGATGATGTTATCGAAGAAGTGGACCGTTTAGCGGATATTGGCTTAAACAATATGTCTGCAAGAGAAAAGGCAGTATTTAAGGAGTTGGCAGAGTACCGCAAGAACGCAGAACACAGCAAGGAATTGTCTAAAATAGGTGTCACAGAAGAGGTTTACAACTCAAAAAAGTTTAAAGACTTTGCTGGCAAGTTTGCATCCGGCACATCTATCACAGAGATTTTTGAAATTTACAACAAAATGCAACCCAAAAAAGAAGTAAGAACAATGGGAAGCATGAAGAACAGCACAGATAAAGACACAGGTGTCAAGGATTTCTATACTCGTGATGAAGCATTGCGATTTACGAAAAAAGACTTCGACAAAAATCCAGCCTTATTCAAGGCAGTAGAACAATCTATGCTGAAATGGTAATGCTTCCTAGTATGAAAGGATGGTAAACAATATGGCAGTAACTAATTTTATTCAGAGTATTTGGAGTAAGAAGATTCAGGATGACTTGGAACTCAAGTGTAAGTTGGTAGACAACTGTTTGAGAGATTATGAAGGTGATGTAAAGCACGCACAGTCTGTTAAGATTCTTGGCGTTGGTGAGCCTACTATCGGTGCTTATGACAGCTCTAAGGACATTAACATTGAAGAGATGAGCGACAGAGGACAGATGCTTACTATCGATCAGGCAAACTACTTTGCTTTCTATGTTGATGACGTAAATCAGGCACAGTCCGTACCCGGTCTGAAAGAGAAGTATCAGGAGAAGGCTGTACACGGTCTTGCAGTTGCCCGTGATACCTATGTAGCAGGTTTGATTAAGGATGCTACCAACGTAACCGTAGCTACCAATCTGACTCAGGATGCAGTTAAGCAGGCTATTGATGACGGTATCGTAGCATTGAGAGAGCGTAACTTTGATGAAGAGGGCGTAATTGAGATTACCCCGGCAGTTTACAACGTATTCAAGAACTGCTTAATCACCTTGTCTACTAACAACCCTGAATTAATCAAGAAGGGCGTTGTAGGTAAGTATGATGACTTTGATGTTATCATGTCTAACAACATGGCAAAGGACACCAGCCACGCATACTGCGATATTCGTGGTAAGAAGGCTATTGCATTTGCCGGACAGATTAACGAGGTTGAAGCATTGAGATCCGAGAAGAGATTCAAGGACATCATCCGTGGTCTTGATACCTTCGGTGCAAAGACTATTGATGAAGCACGCATTCAGGTTATCAAAGTACCTCTTACCGCTACTGCATAAGGTGTAGCCTATGAAGAGTGTTAGAGTACTTATACCGTTTACGGACAAAGAAACCGGGAAAACATACGCAGTAGATGACGTTATCGAGTTGACTGATAGCAGAATCGAAAGTATTAAGGCTGTAAATCCTAACATGGTATTAGTGTTGGGAGAAGCAGAGAAGCCCAAAAGAAAAACAAAAGCCAAAGAGTAAACAGGGAAGGGGAGAAATCCCCTTCCTTTTTGTGAGTATACGAACATTCGTGTATTGACAAAAAGGAAACCGAAAGGAGAAAAGCAATGGAAAGATTTATCAGAAAACCTAGTATTGATATGTTGGCAGGTATCAGAGTAACCAAAGAAACCGAATTGGAATACAAGAATGAGAATGTTAAGCAGACATTAAAGGACCTTGTATTTAAGTCTGTTACAAAGGTAAAGGGCGAAGGCTACGAAAGTAAGTACAACACGACTATTTACCTTAAAGAGGGCGATATTCTTATCTTTGAGGAAGAAGGAAGAGGATATATTAAGCCTGTAGAAGAGTTTGTAACCGTAAAAGAAGCTATTGAGGAACTTGAGTGTATTAAGGATATGTAGGGGGTGCAATATGACATTACTTGAAATGAAAAAGAAGGTATTACAGCTTATTGAAGAAATCGAAGAAACATCGGAAAGTCTTACGAATGATCCGGATATTGAAGCAAAAATGAATAGTGTAATCAATCAGGTAATGTTTGAACTTGCACGAATGAAGAAGATACCTGCATTTAAGGAAGTAGAAGTATTAAAGCACCAAGTATTCGATATGAATACACTTGATAACTTCTATCAGCTACGTTTATTGCGGTTTCCCGGCAGTTATGATGTTGTAGAAAACTTGGTAGTATTCGGAGAAACAGGTACAGCAAGTTTCCATTACTACAAATATCCTGAACTAATTACGGATGAAACAGAAGATACCTACGAATTTGAATTATCAAAAGATGCACTTGAAATCATGCCTTATGGCGTGGCAGGTGACTTGTTAAAGAGTGATGTGTCTACGGAGTATGGTGCAATCTATTCACAGAGATACGAAACCATGTTGCAGAGATTAGATCCCCGGTATGCTATGGATAGCTTTTACATTGAAGGTGGGGTGAATATTTAATGGCAATAGGTGATTTAGTGCCTAGAATCTATTCTTCTTTTCGTGGGGTAGATTTCAGAGGTGAGGAAGTAAACATTGTGAGAAGCCCTGACAGTCTGAATATTTGGAAGGACTACAAGGAAACAGAAAGCATAAGAACACGCCCGGATATAGAGTTGCAAGAAGCATTTGACAATACTGTTTACGGCATCTTCTTTTACAAGGTCGGCAATACAGAAATGCAGTTGGTCCATTGTGGTACTACTCTGTATAAGATTGCTAATGGCGTAAGAGAAACACTTTACACAGGCTTAAATCCTAAGAAAAGTGATAGTTTTATTTACAATAACATCTGGTATTTTAAAGATGGCATTAACTATTTGCAGTATGACGGTAAAACAATAGGCGAAGTAGTCGGATATGCACCTACTACAACTATCGGAAGAAAGCCTTCTGGTGGTGGTACAAAGTATGAAGATGTAAATATGCTGACAGGAATCAGAGTAAACACATTCCTTGCAGACGGTGAAAGCATTGAATACCACTTGGATGCACAGGGCATTGATACAGATTTCCAGCCTGTTGTAACAGTAAATGATGATGTATTGGATGTATCGGCATATACAGTTGATACCACAAACGGAAAAATCATCTTTGATACAGCCCCGGAGTCACCATTGACAGACGGACAGGACAATGTATCGGTGAAGTTTAGAAAGACGGTAGCCGGATATAGAAACCGAATCAATAATTGCACCTTGTTACAAGTATTTGATAACAGGGTGTTTTTTAGTGGCAACAAAGATTATCCAAATGTGGTATGGCATTGTAGTTTAAACGATCCGTCTTATTGTAGCGATTTAGACTACTACAACGAAGGCTTGGATTTAGCACAGGTCACAGGGCTAGTAGCCGGAAACAACGCCTTGTGGGTGTTTAAAGAGCCTTCACAGGCAAATACAACCGTATTCTATCACAATCCTGTTATTGATAATGAGTACGGCAAAATCTATCCCAGCACACATTCCAGCATTTCTACAGGATGTATAGGCAAAGCAATCAACTTTAATGATGACATTTCCTTCTTTAGTGAAAGAGGAATGGAAGCAATCAATGGTGATGTTACTACAGAGCAGGTAATCGCTCACAGAAGTTCATTGATTGACAGAAAGCTGATGGCAGAAACCAACTACAAAGATATGCTTCTTGAAGAGTGGGAAGGTTATCTGATGATATTCATTGACAATAAAGTGTACCTTGCAGACAGCCGGGCAACCTTTAACAATGAAAATCATGTGGAATACGAGTGGTTTTATTGGACTTTAGGAAAGAACATTACTTGTACAAAGGTACATGAAGGTGTGCTTTATCTTGGTACTTCTGATGGCGTGTACACTCTTACGGATAACACAAGCCCGGTAGAAAGCTACTGGACCACGCCAAACGACAAGTTTAAGCATCCGCAGTACATGAAAACAAGTAATAAAAGAGGATGTGTAGTAGAAGCAACAGGGGATATTACCGTGTTTGCAAAGACCAATAAGACGGAATGGGAAGAAATAGGCAAATACAATAATATTACTGATTATTTTGTAAGCAGGATCAAGAGAAAGAAGTTCAAAGATATACAGTTGAAATTCCACTCTGATACAAGATTTAGCCTTGAAACAGCTACATTAGAGTGTTTCATTGGCGGTTATATCAAGCGGTGAGAAGGGAGTAAGTAAATGGCTACAAATTACAACATCAACTATGATGATGAACGGTTCAGTCAAGTAGAAACCGGGAAACAACAGGCATTAACCGAAGTTGAGCAGACCTATGGTGGCATGATAAACGAATCAGACAAGTATTATCAGGCACAGATAGATGCTTCCAAGGAATGGGCTAACACACAGCAGAAGTTACAGCAGGACAATACCGATTTTGCCATTGAACAGATTGAACAGCAGAAGTCACAGGCAAATAAGGACTATTTAAAGGAACAGGCAGGAGCATATACCGATTGGCAGAAGCAAAGCAATAAATACGGTGTAAATGCCGAACAAATGGCAACCAACGGACTTGCAAACACAGGTTTCAGCGAAAGTTCACAAGTAAGTATGTACAATACATACCAAAACCGTGTTGCAACAGCTAGAGAAAGCTATTCTAAAGCGGTCCTAAATTATGACAATGCTATTAAGGATGCACAGTTGCAAAACAATAGTGCATTGGCGGAAATTGCGTACCAGTCGTTGCAAACACAGTTAGAATTATCCTTGCAGGGCTTCCAGTACAAGAATCAGTTGATTATCGACCAAGCAAACAAGAAGCAGGAAGTAGACAATACTTACTACAACCGTTATCAGGATGTATTAAACCAGATGAATCAGGAAAATGCACTTGCAGAGGAAGTAAGACAGTACAACGAGAACTTGCAGTTACAGAAACAGCAGATGCAGGAAGAAATCAGACAGTACGAACAGTCCTACGCATTGCAGGTTAAACAGTATGAGGAAAATATCAGACAGTTTGACAAGGAAATGGAAAGACTCAAGAAGAAGGATGCACAGGATCACGCACTTGAGATTCAGCGGTTAGAGTTGCAGAAGCAACAGGCTAGAGCAGAACAGCAACAATGGGAAAAAGAGTACCAGTTGGCAATGAAGGAGTACAACGAAAAACAGCGACAGTTTAACGCCAATTATAAGGCTACGCAGGATGCTCTCAAAGTAGAAAAGGCGAACAAAAAAGCATCTAATATCTCCTTAATGGGTGTCAATGCCGGACTTAATATAGCTTCCAATATTGACACCTACGAAAAGGCATCCACCTACATGAAGGCACAGGGCGTTGCAACTGGTGACGGTGGACTGATGACGAAGAACGAATGGGCTAGAAGAAAGAAGAGTGGTAGCAATTCAGCGGAAGCAAAATACTCTTCCTACACAGATTACCTTAATTCCTTTGTTGAATGGAGAATGAATAACCCACAAAAATAGTAAAGGAGTAACAATATGACTTCGTTTGCGGAATATACAAGAAAGAAAAAGAAAGAAAAAGAGTATATTAATCCTGCTGGCATGACGTTTGGTGAATATTCAAGGGCGAAATTAGGCGAAGATGTTTTTAAGGATGATGATATTGCCCCTATTCGTACCGATAGCAAGGAAGAAACCACTAAAAAGCGGTCATGGTTTGAAAAAGGTGCTTTTGAAGATGGCTACGATTTTGGAGATGTTACCAAAACTATTTTAGGTACAAATGACGACATAGGCACTAACCTTCTTGCTGGAATCCTTGGAATGGGTGAAAGAGTTGTTGATGCAGGTGCGTATGCTCTTGGACTTGAAAGTAATTTAGCTGATAAGAGCAGAGAAAAATTAAGTGGTATAGTCGGTGATAAACTGGCTAATGCAATCACAGGTCCGGCTAAACTGTTTAACCAGGAAGATATGCAGTCATTTATCGAAAAAGACTTGTATGACGAACAAAAAGTTGCAAGATATATCACAAGGGCTACTTCACCAACAGCTAATGCGAACTATTATTTAAACGGTGGTTTTGCTAAAGATTATAGAGCCTATAAAGAAGGTGGCTATAAAGAGTATCTTGATACGCATTTTAACAACGATACCATATCAGAAACTTCCGTATTAGGCGATAAATCCGATTCCCTTGTACAGTCGGGCGGACAGTTATTTGCTACAGCAGGTTTACAGGCTGTTGGCGTTCCTTGGTGGCTGACTACAGGTGCTACTAGTTTTGGTGGTGAGGTTGAAACCGCATTTAAAGAAGGTGCTACCTACAAAGAAGCCGGGGGAAGTGGTGTTATTACAGCCGGAGCAGATATTTTGACAGAAAAATTGTTTGGTGGTATCAAATTTGGTGGAAAAGCACTTGATGATACGTTACTCAAGCCATTAACGGAAAAAATATCTAATAAGACAGTCAAAACACTTACTAATTTCGGTATAGATGTATTTGGCGAAGGTACAGAAGAAGTAATTGCATCCGTATTTAGCAACCTTGGTACATCACTTTATAAAGAAGAGAGCATAGAAGAACTTCTTACAAGTGAAGAAGCTATGGATGAATACTTAGAAAGTTTTATCGGTGGTGCGGTCCTCGGTGGCGGTGCAAACTCTGTAAAGGTTGCAAACTCTCTTCAAACAGGTAGAGATTACAACACCGGGCTTTCCGCAAACGAACAGAAGGTTGTAGATGCGGAAGTCAAGAAACGTATTGAGGACAAGAAGGCACTAGGCGAAACTGTTAGCAAGAAGGAACAGTCTGCAATCGAAGAAAGTGTTATGAGCGACCTGCAAAACGGTTTCATTGACACAGACATGATAGAAAGTACTTTGGGCGGTGAAACCTACAAATCCTATAAATCTATTCTTGATAAAGAGAGTCCTCTTAGAAAGGAATTGGAAGAGGTAAGGAGCAATAGAACCTTAACCAATAAGCAGAGGGAAACACTTGTAAAAGCGATTGAAAGTGAAATTGATACCATTGGTGAAACCTCTAATAAATCTCAAATCCAGGAGAGATTGAAAAGCGAAATGGATGCCCTCACTCAAAACGATACCTTTTTGAGAGAAAGTTACAACGAAAAAGGGCGTAGAAAAGAAGCCTTCAATGTGGATCTGACAAAGTATAATGAAAAGCAGAAGGCAATCGTACAGAAGGCAGTAGACAGCGGAATATTGAACAATACAAGGAAAACACACGACTTTGTTGATTTAGTGGCAAAACTATCAGCGGAGAAGGGTGTTTCTTTTGATTTCGCAAACAATAAGAAATTAAAAGAGTCCGGCTATGTTGTAGAAGGTGCAACCGTAAACGGTCTTGTAGATAAAGATGGCAATATTCTGATAAATATTCAGTCAAACAATGCCTTGAATACCGTTGTAGGGCATGAAATCACTCATATATTAGAGGGAACAGAACTTTATCAGTCATTCCAGGACATCATGCTTAAATACGCAGAGAGCAAGCCCGGTTATGCTTTGCGTTACGAAAGATTATCGAAGCTGTATAAAAACGCATACAAGAACCTTGATGAAGCAGAGTTTGAAGCAAAACTCAAAAAGGAACTTACTGCGGATTTTGTCGGTGAATATCTCTTTACGGATGCAGACTTTGTAAACAAGCTGTCTGTTGAGCAACCGAATGTTTTCCAGAAGATTTACGAAGAGATCAAGTACATGATTAAACTTGCTACAGCCGGAAGTAAAGAAGCTAGGGAACTGGAAAAGGTAAAGAAGGCTTTTGAGAAGGCATACAAGGAAACTGCTAGTATAAACAATGGTAATGGTAGCTTAGAATACTCATTGAATATAATACAGGATAGGAAAGTAGCAGACAGATTAACGTCAAGTGAATGGAAAGTTGTAAAAGCTAGTGTTTCCAATTATAATAAATTAAATTACAACTACCAAAAATCGGCAGACGGTGATATAATTATTCCAGTAGGTGATAAATTAGTCTATACAGATGCTAATTATGACTCACCCGGAATTAGTAAAATTATTCAAATCGAATCAGAGTATGAGAGCGATATAGATTATGCAAGGGAGGAATTGTATGCAGTTGAAAAAGGAGAATCCACTATCGAAGAAGCGTACGAAGTTATTAGGCTTTTTACAGGAATTGAGAATATCAACGAGTACGAAACTGAAAATAGGGCGAATGATGGAAAATATGACAGACGAACAAGCAGAGGAAAAAGCCAGTCAGATACTTACCACAATAATTTCCTGCAAGAACGAATCCGAACTGCTAACGAAATTATCCATTCAGTAAATAATGAAAGTATAGCCGAAACAAACAAGGCATCATCACAAGATGGTGTCTTTTTTGATGCTCAAAAACTCACCAAAGAACATAGTAACCCTACCAATGATGCTGATATTCGTTTTTCTTTAAGTGAAGCAGTAGAGCAAACCAAAGACCTTTTTGCAATACACAATTTGCAAGCAAGTGAACTTGTAAAAAGTATTGGTTTAGGCGGTCTTCCTATGCCTTCTATTGCTATCATTAAAGACCAACAGAGCCATGAGCAATACGGTGATGTTTCTCTGATTTTTAGCAAAGATGCCATAGATCCGAAAGCTACTAAAGACAATAAGGTTTATGGTGGTGATGCATGGACACCGACATATCCGAAGATTGAGTATAAACCCAATGATAAGGTTGCTAAGAAAATCCGTGACAAGTATTACGAATTAAGCGATAAAATCGGCTATGATGCCGTAAGACCAATGTACCGCTATATGAGTGAGTTAGAAAACGTACTTAATCGTGATGGTGGCGAGAGTGGTATGTTGGAGAAACTTTACAACGATACCGGCATGATGCAAGTATATCTTGAGGATTCCGGCAAAGGTAGAGTTGAACCTGTAATAAAGGAAACACGTACAGAAGCATCTGAAACCGAAAAAGAGCAACACCAGTATTTCTTAGATAACGAAAGAGAACTTGTAAATTCATATAAGGAACTCGTAGCACAAGTTGGCAGTCCTATGACTTGGCATAAAGAACATTCGGAAGAAATCGAAACTGCATACAGAAAATATCTGAAAAATCAATTTGAGTTTACCGATACTGAAATTGATAATGTATTAGCAAATACCAAAAAGGGTGAATTAGTAAAACCTTTTAGAGAAGCAGTTAGATACGAAAAAACCGGTGGTGTTACGGTAAAAACAGAAACAGATTATGAAGCCACTAATACTGCCATTAAAAAGAAAGCAGAAAACGGCTATAAGGATTGGGTAGACAATCTGTTTAAGGGCGTTGAAGAAAAGAGTGGTATTCGTAATAATGCAGATTACTACACTAATTCAGGCAATCCTAGAAGTTGGAACGCTTTGCATTGGGAAAACACATTGGAAAATGTGGTAAAGGCAATGAAAGGGCAAGACCAAACCGGAGCAGATGCAATGTCACCTATTGCTTCTATTTTTGCTGTTGCTCAAAAAAAATACGGAAGCATAGCGGAAATAAAGGGTGATTCTGGTCGTCTTGGTAAAGTTACAGAGGAAGAATACGAGAACTTAAAAGAATCCTATTCTAATAGATTTACACAAATTGCAAGTTCTATCATGGACACCAATGCTAGAAATTCTTTCATTGAAATGGATAATGTTGCCGAACTGATTATTGATGCTATACGCACCCAAAAAACCAAGTCCGCTATGCTTACTTATATGAAAAAGTGGAATAAGCATGTCACCGGTGAAACAGTTGATGATATTGTTTCTTTAGTTTCCGATATATCAAATATGCCTACTGGTTACTTTGAAGCAAAACCACAGAGAGCAGTTGGATTGGATGAAGTCGGCGTGTTTGTTATTCCGTATAATGCAGATGCAAAATTAAAACAAGAGCTTCTGAATAGAGGTTATAGTATTGCTGAATATGATCCGAATATTGAAGGTGACAGGCATAGAGTAGTAAATCAGTTCGAGGAATACAAATTCAGTTTGTCGCAACAGAATCAAGACATTGCACCTGTTGGCAATTACAACGTGTACGGAAAGGACATTGCCCTTGAAACGCCACAGGAAGTAGCACCAGTACAGGAAGTAGTTCAAGAAAAGACTGATTTAGTCCAAGATTTAGTCCAAGACGAATACGCACCTATGACAGAAGCACAGGCACAGGAAAGAGATACGCAAACGTCTGACAGGATTTACAGTCTTACAGATGAAGATATGCCTGTTGAAGCGGAAGAACCTATTTACACCGACTCTGTAGAGCCTACAAGTCCTTTTGAGGAAAGAGATATAAAAGATGTAGGAAGCAGAAAAGTCAATGCGTATATGTACGACCACCCGGAAGTAAAACCGTATTTCCAAGAAGAAGCCGAAATTATGCTTGGTGAGTTGAAACGGTCCGTAAAAGGTGAAAGAGTTGTAAACGCACAGTTGTTGTACGATACAGGCGGTGAACAGGGCGTATGGGGTACAAAGCGTGAAACGTCTGAACAGGTTGCATATCTGTTAGATACCTTTAAGTATTCCTATGCAGACCTTGAGAAAGGCTTAAATGCAATCATTACGGATCATGGTGCGGAGAATAATGCTATTTCAAAACGTATCGAATTTATGTTGGATGAGCGATTAAGGGAAGGTTATACCGATTTTGAAACCGGGTATGAAATTCCTAGCAATCCTGAATATGTTCAGATGCTACATGAAAAGCAGATTTCTGATTATACAGATGAATCATGGAACTATTGGCTGGAAACTTTAGCACAGGAAGATATTGCACCTGTAAGAGAGTATGAAGCCATTGAACCTGCCCCCGAAAAGTTAGATGCTTTAGAGGAACAATGGTCGAAAAACAAAATGGCTAGGGCTGATAAAGTCAAAGACAATACCGAAGAACAGCAGATTGCAAAAGTACTGGCAGAAGAACCGAAGCCAGAGAACAAAAAGAATCGTACATGGGCTATTTTTAGAGCAAATGTATTTGACAAAGGTTCTGTATTTGAGGATTTATCCTTGAAAACTAAAAACCGTGAATTGATGGGTAAATGGGATTACACATTGACAGCCGGAGCAAGAGCCCAGACCTTAATCGGTCAAGGTGCAGAAGGTGTGAAATCCTTAAATGACATCATTGCAGAGGTAGAAAATACAGGACTGAAAAAAGAATTTTATGAGTATATGTACCACAAGCATAATGTGGACCGCATGAAACTTGAAGAAAAATACAGTACACCAGAAAATCCTGTAAAGAACAAGCCTGTATTCGGTGATAGAGTTACAGCAGAAGTATCACAGGATATTGTAAATCAGTACGAATTTGCACAACCTCAATTCATGGACTTTGCAAAGGATGTATATGCCTACAATGAGTACTTGAGACAGCAATTAGTTGATAATGGTGTAATCTCACAGGAAACAGCGGATTTGTGGCATAATATGTACCCACACTATGTACCTGTAAGCCGTGTAGACAGTAAAGGTCTTGATGTCAATGTTCCCTTAGATACAGGTAGAACAGGTGTAAACGCACCTATTAAACAGGCAGTAGGCGGAAGTAGTGATATTTTGCCTTTGTTTGATACCATGGCTTCAAGAACATTGCAGACCTACAAGGCAACCGCTAAAAATAGTTTCGGTGTAGAACTTAAAAACACTTTAGGAACTGTAATTGATAGCAGTAGTACAAATGTTGATGAAGTAATTGATAGTGTAGATGCACAGGATGGCTTATTGCAGGAAGGCAAAAATGGTAGACATCCTACATTCACAGTATTTGAGAATGGGGAAAGAATCACATTTGAGATTACAGAAGATATGTATGATGCCTTTAAGCCTTTGAGTGATAGTTCATTGCTTAGTAAGACTATCAGACCTTTGAATTTTGCAAGCAACTTCCACAGAGGATTGCTTACAGAATATAACCCGGTATTTATTCTTACAAATGGCATTAAAGACGTACAGGACATCTTGATAAACTCACAGCATCCTGTTAAGACCTATGCAAAAATACCCGAAGCATTTGCACAGTTGGTTAGCAAGGGCTATTGGTACAAAGAGTACATGAAAAATGGTGGTGAACACAATTCATACTTTGATACTGTTACAAATACCTTTAAGCCGGAAAACAAAGGTATTGCGAAGTTGTTAGATTTACCGCCACTTAGTACGATTAGTGCATTGAACAACTACGTTGAGTTAGTGCCTAGATTATCAGAGTACATTGCGAGTAGAGAAGCCGGAAGAAGTATTGAAGTTTCTATGCTGGATGCTTCCAGAGTAACTACCAACTTTAAAGCAGGTGGTGACCTTACAAAAGCACTCAATAGAAACGGTGCTACCTTCTTAAATGCTTCCGTACAAGGTGCTATGCAACAGGTCCGCAACGTCAGAGAAGCGAAAGCAAACGGTATGAAAGGCTGGGTAATGTTGGCTACTAAGTTTGCAGTAGCAGGCGTTCCAGCTATGATATTAAACTCTCTGATTTGGGATGATGACGAAGAATACGAAGAACTGTCCGACTATGTAAAACAGAACTATTATATAGTTGCAAAGACAGACGAAGGAAAGTTTATCAGAATCCCTAAAGGAAGAACGATTGCAGTTATTCAAGATGCTATTGAGCAAATAGGAAATCTTGCGACAGGCAATGATGAAGCCGATTTGAAGAGTTTCTTGGAATTGGTTGTTACCAATATAGCACCTGCGAATCCTATCGAAAACAACATTTTAGCACCTATTATACAGGTAGCGAATAATGAAACGTGGTACGGTGAGGATTTAGTACCTACAAGGCTTGCTGATTTACCTGCATCAGAGCAGTATGACGAAAGCACGGATTCAATCAGTAGATGGCTAGGTGAAAAACTGGATATTAGCCCGGTTAAGATTAACTATTTGCTGGATCAGTACTCCGGCGGTGTTGGTGATGTGGTTCTGCCAATGCTTACACCAGAAGCAGAAAGCGGTGACGATAGCTTAGTTGGTAACATGATAGCACCGTTGAAGAATAAGTTTACCGTTGATAGTGTAATGAACAATCAGAACGTGAGCGACATCTACGAAACAAGCGAAGAATTAACCACCAATGCAAAAATGAGCGGTGCGACAGATGAAGATATACTAATGAATAAGTATGTCAACTCTGTAAAGGCTGAAATGAGCGAACTGTACAAGCAGAAACGTGATATTCAGAACAGCGATTTGCCCGCAAATGAGAAGTACGACAGAGTTCGTGAAATCCAGAAGCAGATTACAGAAATTGCGAAAAGTGGATTGGGCAACTATGAAAACGTACAAATTGATGGTGACTATGCAAGAGTGGATGACAGGCACTATAAATTTACCGAAGCTGGCGAATGGACCAAGATTACAAATGAGCAACTTGAAAAGCAAGAATCTGTTACAAGCGGTCTTGGTATTAGTGCCGGGGAGTATTGGAGTAATAAAGAAGAGTTTGATTATGCGTTTGAAAAGCCTGAAAAGTACGCAGTTGCAAAAGCAGTAGGCGATTATGACACCTACAGAACGTACACAAAGGCATTGAACGACATCAAAGCGGACAAAGACAGCGAAGGTAAGTCAATCAGCGGTAGCAGGAAAGAAAAAGTTCTAAACTATGTCAACAATTTAGATGCCGATTACGGTGCGAAGATAATTCTATTCAAGAGTGAATATCCTGCGGATGATACCTACAATATGGATATTATCGAATACCTGAACAGTAGGAATGATATCTCTTACGAAGAAGAGGTAAACATCTTGAAAGAATTAGGATTTACCGTAGAAGCAGACGGAACAGTAAGCTGGGAGTAGAAAGGAGTTAAACATGAGCAAACAGGATAGGCAAGGCGTAAGAACTGCCGTAGACTTAGAGCGAAAATATGATTTAGCTTCACTTGTTGGCATCAAAAAAGCGGTTGAAAATAGTGTAGATGGCATAAACAAAACAAATAAAACATTGGAAGAGTTTATGACTGCTACACTTGGCACACTTGAAGAGTTGCAAACACAGATAGATGGGAATATCACAACATGGTTTTATAGTGGTGTTCCCACACTATCTAACCTTCCGGCTAGTGAGTGGGTAACAGACGGTGCGAAGAACGAGCATTTAGGCGATTTGTATTACGACCAAGAAACAGGTTATGCGTACCGATTTGTATATTGTGATAACGTGTATCAATGGACCATGTTGCTTGATAACGACATTGCGGAAATACTAGCCCTAGCAAATTCCGCCCAGGACACAGCGGACAGCAAGCGAAGAGTTTTTGTAGAGCAACCTAAACCACCTTATGATAATGGTGATTTGTGGCTTAAAGACCAAGAAATCTATGTTTGTCAGATTGCAAAGGCAACAGGAGAAACCTACGCAGAAAACGATTTTATCATTGCAACAAAGTACACGGATGATACATTGGCATCACAGGTAGGCGATAATCTGGAAGTCGTAAGAGGTACGGTTACAACTATTCAAGAGAGTGTAGATGCCTTCAAGATTGACATTGAAACCACCGTAAAGAGCATTGATGAATTGCAACGTGAAACAATCGAAAGTGTAGAGAGAATGTCGTATACATTCGGCACAAACGATTTGAGCATTGCAAAATCAACAGATCCTGTGAACACAAGGATAAACAACCAAGGCTTGAAGGTTTACACCTACAATGAATTGCAAGCCTTGTTTAACCACCGGGGAGCAGGAATACAAAAGCTAATTGTAGTCGGTGATTCACAGTTAGGAAACATTTCTATCACAAAATCAATAGATGAAAACGGAAATCCTTGTACGGATATTAACCACTTAGTATCGAATGTACAGGATTTGCACGATTTAGAAAGTGGGTGAGTATAAATGGCAACTTCAAGAGTTGCGTGTGCTTCGTTTAACCTTGGCACAAACACAACAATTACAATCACAAGGGATAGTAAGAATTATACTCATACCTTGAAGTATAGCTTCAATGGTGCTACTGGTACGATTGTTACAAAGACGAGTCAAACAAGCTATGTATGGACTCCCCCGACAAGTACCTTTTATAGTAAGATACCAAACGCAACACAGGGATATGGAACGATCACTTGCGAAACCTACAACGGAAATACACTTGTAGGCACTTCTACTTGTGTCTTTTATGCGTATACTGTCAAGGCAAGTTGCGTACCAACTGTTAGCGGTGCGGTAGAAGATACCAATGCTTCTACTATTGCATTGACCGGGGATAAAACAAAGCTGGTGTGTTATCTTTCCAAACCGAAAGCAACACTTACAGCAAGTGCGAAGAATAGTGCAACAATCAAATCTATACAGATAGATAACGCATGGGGGCTAGTTTCAACAACTAGCCCTTATACGTTTGACACGGTGTACAACGATACTTTCAGATTCAAAGCAACTGACAGTAGAGGATATTCAACTACACAATCTGTAAAAGCACCTGAGTTTATTCTTTACGATCCTTGCTTTTTTGATAAAGTTCCGATTGTAAAGAGAACTGAAACTACGTCAACGACAGCAACAACTACAATGAGTGGTTTTTGCTT